CACGACTCGGAGTCAGATCCGTACAGCACGAAGACGGAGTTCCTGCACTCGATCATCAAGGCGGCATTGGTTTCCGAGCCGGACACGCTGACGAAATTGGTCACGTCTTCGCCGGTCGCCAACTCGCCAGCACCGAAAATCGGCGTCCACTTGTAGGGCTCGGCCGTTCCTGAGTGCTGCACGCTGGAGCCGAACGAGAAGAACAAGTGCTGCTTGTGAACCGCCACATGCGAGGCTCGCACGTTGCCCATGCCGGTCTCGATCGGCACGTAGACTGTCCCGTCGAACTCGAATTCGATGTTCACGCCGTCGCAGCCGTACAGACGCTTGGTGCCTGAACTACCGTAGAAGTTGTGCGCGACGGTCTGGACGCGGCCATTGGCGAGCAGTTCGATAGGAGTCTCTGCGCCAGACAGTGTGCAAGTGCCCGTGCCAACCGCGGCGCCGGCAGTGAACGATCCGCCGGTCGGTTCTTCGATCACGAAGTAGCCTTCCGCCGTCCCGCCCCAGTCGCCGGTCGTGACCACCACGCGGAGGATTTCCGCCGTGATTCCACCTTGCGTCAGCGTGGACCCGTCGATGTACTCCGTTCCGCCGCCCGTGAACGACACCCGGAAGTTGAGCGGCACCGCCTCCCATCCCCCGGTCGTCGCCTTGTAGATGTGCATCGCCTCGCCGGCTTCGTCGTCGCGCCAGCAGAACACCTTGTCGTCGATAATCGCCACGCCGCGGATGGCGTATGCACCTGTCGGCTTCTCGATGTCGGCCCGGTAGTCCTCTGCTGCCGCGTAGGCCACGTCGTTGTCGACGAAGGCGTCGATGGCCGGCGAAGGATTCAGGATCGTGGCGACCGTCGTGACGCCGGCAATGAGGTCTTCATCGGCCTCGAAGCTGAACCCTTCGAGAAGGCGGGTCAGGCCGATGTAGCGCAGGTCGTCACTGATCCAGACGATCTTGCCCTCTGCGCTCGATGTGCCCCCGGTGACCGTAGTCCCGAGCACTGCGGTCGATCCCTCATCAACGTACAGCACGACATAGATCGAGCCGCTCGGGCTCGGCCGGCCGTCGAAGCGCTCGAAGCCTTCTGCGCGCCGGTATCCGCCGCCGAACTCCAGTTCGTAGTTGCTGGCGAAGCGGCACGTCCCAGGCTTGGCGTAGCCCGGCGGGGAAATCAGGTCAAGCCCACCGTCGAGAATAATCGCATCGACATCGGTGCGGACGGCGGGGAGTTGCTTCATGCCAGCGGCCTGGCGTTGATGATGAGTTTCGGACCCTGGTCGTTCCAGAGGTCTTCGTAGATCTCGTCGAGCTCGTCGCGTGCGCGGGTGTAGACCTCGGGCGCGTTGTCGAACGACGCCAGCGACTTGAGCGCTTCCCACACGATTGCCATGTGGTATTCCGCCGGCATCGCCGGTTCGTCTGCATCGGCCGCGAGCGTGACAACCGCCTGTCGGTAGTCGAACCGGACATGATACACGATGTCCGGAGTCGGGCCGATCATCAGTTTGTTGTCGGGGCTGACGGACCAGTTCACGGGCGGCGCCGCTTCGTGGGTGCCGACCAGATAGCGCCTGCGAAACTCGTCGTAGGCAAGCCACTGCAGGGGCCACTCGGCCGCCGGATTTGCGGGGTCGAGGATGGTGACCGTGTAATCGTCGCTTGGCGCACGGAACCCGCGGAAGTTTGCGGGCGGATCGGTGTCGGCCGGTTGCGCCAGCATGTCGGTTGCCGGCGCCTGCGCCATCTGCGAGGCGGTGATGGATGCGAGCACCGTTGACCTCATCCAGCGCCATTCGTCGGTCTTGCGCTGGATCTTGTCGTATGCAGCAGCGACCCAGTTGACAAGACGAAGGTCGTTGCCCGTCGCCGTCGCCACCGACACCACGTCGCCACCGGAGCGGCCGGACTCCAGCTTGAGCCGGTTGACCAACTCCAGAAACGTCATGTCACAACGCCTTGACGATCGTGTACGGGAAGCGCTTGCGGTCGACGACGGTGACCTTGTTGGGGTCTTGCTCGTCCGTCTCGGCAACGCCGATCACGGCGTCATCGAGGGTATTCAGCACCTCGATCGGGACATCCACTTCCTTGCCGCGCTCGATCAGGAAGTCCTGGCCGTTGGCGCCGACGAAAATCTTGCGCGGCTCGTTGTCGTTGCCAAGGCCGACGACGATGGTGAACCATCCCTTCTTGCGCTTGGTGTCGGGGCGAACAGCAGTCTCGGACATGAGTGGACTCCGAAGTGAGAAGAGGCCCCAGCCAGAAGGCCGGGGCCGGAACGGCAAGACGCCTTACGGCGCCGACGCCGGCAGGTTGGCGATGTCGTAGAAGGTCGAGGTCACGCTCGCGGCATCGAACTCGGTCGTGGCCGGGACGAACGTCGTGGCCCCGGTGACGACCTTGACCATCCCCCACGGCGCCAGGCTGTTGGGGATGTCCGGCACGCCGCCGCTGCCCTCGGAGTAGCCAGAGCCGTTGGAGATCGCTTGCCCATCGTAGGTGCCTTGCACGGTGCAGGTCGTGCCGCCAGCGTTGATGCACAGCACGTAGTAGACCGTCGTGTTGGCCGGTTGCGTATAGAACGCGCCGTCCAGGCCCGAGGGCTGCAGCCAGTTGGCTTCCGCCGTCGCCAGATGCGTGGCCGCCTTGCAGGCCACCAGCGCGTCGGAGGTCATGGCCGCCTTCGTGTACATGAGGCCGTTGATGACGGGCGTGATCGCGGCGGTGGTGTTGATGCGCGCCTTGTTGGTGCCGATGGCGACGATGCCGCGGGTGTCGTTGCGATTGCCGATCAGGTAGCGATTCGGCCCGGTGGCTTGCTTGAGAGTGGTCATGGTGAGTGTTCCTAGATGGCGGGCTTAGGCTGACAGCCGATTGCCCTTGGACAAATTGAGGAAGGCCGGGAGAACTTGCAGGTTGAACTGGTTGTGCAGTCCGCACACGACGGGGCTGTTCAGCGGCACCACATGGTCAACGTGGTGCGGCTGTCCGGTTTCCTTCGTGAGGCGGGCGGCTTCGCGGTAGATGGCACGGATTGCGGTGAGGTCGGCCCAAGCTGGTGTTGCCAGCTCAGTCGCCCGCCTACGGCGAACGCTTTTTTCGGCCTCGATGTGCGGCTGCTGACGGCGGTACTGTTTGCCGCTTTCAGAAACAACCGCAACACTGGCCCCACCCTTCCATTGCGGGTTTCCTGCGCCGCGGGTTTGCGCACTGCGCTTTGCCCGCATTGCTGGGTCTTGCTCTCTGCACTTGACGGAGCAGTACACGCGCCGACTTGCATGTGAAGGCGGCTCAGTGAATCCGACCCCGCAATGCGCGCACTTCAACTTGACGTGTTCCGTCTTGTTCGCAACTCGCCGAACCTTGTATCCACACTCGCGCGAGCAAGTGGTCACACGGTCCAGCGACGGCGAGACCCTGAACGGCGCCGAACAAACGACGCACGTCTTGTTGAAGCCGCGAAATTTCGCCATTTCAACCGTCGCTGTGGCTTAGACGGCCACTCCGCATTCACACCTCACAGCCCAGGCATCGTTCAGGATGGCCGCCGTGGCGTACATCTTGAAGGCGACGTGAGCGCGCTGGCCCAGCGGGTCGCTGTCGCTTACCTTGGGGTTGCTCACCATCGGGGTGACGGCATTCGCGCCGGCCAGCGAGACCGTGGCGAAGGCGTCCTGGCCGACGATGATGATCGGGTACACGTCGCCCACGCCGGTCACGGCGGCCCCGCCGGACAGGATGGTGCTCTGCGACCCGGTGCTGGTCGCGGCCAGCAGCCAGGGCACGAACAGCGTCGAGGCCAGGAACCGGATGTCCTTGTAGGAGCCCAGCTCGTTCGGCAGCAGCGGCATGCTGGCCGGGTAGTTGGCCGGGTTCACGAAGCCGCTGACCGCTTCGAGGTCGATCTGCAGGTCCGGGTGGCAGAAGGCGATGAACGCGGGGCGGATCGGGGTCGTGCCCACCTTGTCCGTGCCAGCCAGCATCTTGGTGATGGTCTTGGCGTTCTGGCGCTTGAGCTGGCGGATCGCGCGGTTCAGCGCAGTGGCGTCGATCTTCGCGGCCACGGTGGCGCGGCTGGTCGCCGACCCGGAGTACACGACGTTGGTGCCACCCTTGAGGACGTTGTAGCAGACCGTCTCCATGGTCTGCCCGGCGACCTCGCCCATGATCTCGGCGTACTCGTTAAGCACCGGATCCTCGTGGGTGTCGACGATCACGTCGCTGATCTGCACGCGGCGGCCGTACTGCTTGAGTGTGGCTTCCACGTCGGTCGCGTTGATCACGTCGGCGACAGGGGTCACGCCTTCGACCAGCGGCACCATGGAGGGCGCGAAGCCGTTGTAGCGACGGAACTTGATGACGTTGGTCTTGTTCTTCGGGATCGGCTGCTGCTGACCGAAGCGGGACATGCACATGGCGGGCAAGGCCCGTTCGAGCATGGTCTTGGCGGCGTATGCCGCGGTGCGGGGCGTGATGTCGCCGTAGACGCTGGACATGGTGGAGATTCCTTATGCGGTCTTGCTGCTGCGCCACGCCTGCTGGAAGTGGCCCTCGAAGTCGTCATCCGCCGGCCCGGTCGGTGGGCGGGTGTTGCCTCGTGGCGCGATCCCAGCGGCCTGGCGAAGCCGCTCGGTTTGGGGGTTGCCGGCGGCTTGAGCCGGCGCTTGCGGCGCGGGGGCCGCTGCTATCTGAGTCGGGCGCCTGCCCGCATAGAAGCGAGCCAGGACGCTGGCGCTGTCCTCGGGGGTCACGGCCGTCGCGTACAAGTCCTTGACGTAAGCGGGCTGGCGGTCCAGCCACTGCTCAAAGTCGGGACTGCGGAGGTCGTCGCGCCACTTGGGCGTGAACTGAGCATCCAACGCGGCGTGCGTTTCCTCGATCTGCTTCTGAACCGTGCTTTGCCGGATCGGCTCGATGGCCTCTCGGGCTTCGCCGGCCACGGTCTGGACGGTCTGGACGCGCTGTGACAGGTCTTTGACCTGATCTTCCAGGGCGGCGGTGACTTCCTTGACGCGGCGCTTGACGGCAGACTCCAGATCGGGAGCCGAGGTCAGTACATCCTCTTCGAGCTTCGCGGGCGTGGCGGGGTCCGGGGCGGGTGCGCCGGCTCGGCCAACCTTGGCGTTCAGCTCGTCGAGCATTGCCTTGAGGCGGTTGTTCTCCCGCTGGAAGGCAGACACCCGGTTCGCATCGCTGCGAGCCTGGTGCTGCACCTGGCGAAGCTGCTCTTGCAGTTCCTCCAGCGTGATCGACTTGCTCTCAGGCGCGGGTTCTGCCGGCGCCGGCTCGGGGGCCGGGGCGGGCGCTGCCGCTGATTCTTGCGGGGGTGCCGCGGGGGCGGCTTGCTCGCCAGCGACTGCCGCGGCGAACTCCTGCTCGAACTCTGAGGGCTTGTCGACTTCCACTCGGGACTCCTGGCGGCCATGCGGCGGCGCAGTTACGGTGCCCCGAGTGGAATATGTCAGCGGCGTCTTGTCGCGTTTCGCATACTTCGCGGCATAATGGCCGCCTGATGGTGAATGCGCAGGCTGATGCGCGCCGCAAGGGTAAACCGAACCGCCGCCAGAAATGGACCGAAAGCGCTAGTCAATCGCGGGTAAAACTAGCAAGCCGGAGATCAGCGCCGGCCGCCATCAACCACACATGCGCATCTACGCCATCGCAGCCACCGCCGTCAGCCTGCTGGCCGGCATGCTGCTGTTCGTGATCGGCGAGGTCACAGACACAGAATGGCTGGTATCTCTCGGCGGATGGATGACCGTGCCGGCCACCGCCGGGTTTGCCGTGCTTCTGGCGCTGGTGGTGGTCGGCTACGGTCTGACGGCGGTCATTACTGCGGCAGTTTTTCTTCTGCGCGCATTGAGGCGTTGAATGCCCTGTTCATGTCCTGCAGGACGCGGCGCTTCTGACCGTTGAGCGCGGTCAGCTTGGCGAACTTCGAGCCCTCGCTTTCATCGCTGGCGATGATGGCAAGTTCCTGCTTGCGCAGTTCTCCGAGCCGGTCCCGCGTGACCTTGAGCGCGCCGCCCAGCCGATACAGCTCCGGCGCCTCGTCGCGCATCCGCTTGGCGTCTTCGATGTTGCCGTCGCGGCGGGCCTTGTCCACCCGGTCAACCACTTCTGATACCCGGTCCATGCGCTCGTAACTGAGCATGCGGTCGGTCTCGGCGTCGATGCGGCCATAGAGCTGCTTGGCGAACGGCATGCGCCGCCAGTCCACGTCGGGCCGCTCAATGTTCTGGCGCACGTACATCGCGTTCATGATGTCCAGCGTGAAGCTGGCCGGGCCGCCGCCGTAGGCGCGCACCAGTGCCTCCACCGTGGCCGGCGTGAGGTCGATCAGCCCGGACTCGTACTTGCTGCCACCCGTGGCCGCGTTCATGCCCTCGGCGGTGCGCTGGAAGATCGTCCCCGCCTGCCCGGCAAAATACTTGCTGCTGTCAGGCATG